TGCGCGGATGACCGATATGCAATGATCCCAAAGTTCCGGCTGAACATACCTCTTCTCGAGGAGCTTGATTCGTTTATCCGCTGTACCGGTAACACCCATCAAGGGTATGGTGACGTCAGGCAGGCCGAACCCCCAAGCCTCCATCTTCATGTCCTGGATGGCGAGCATAGGCATGAAGACACCCGTACCATCCGGGGCGTTCGCCATGTCGAGGTTTAGGCGGTACCACGCTTCGTAGAGTGAAGGTAACGTTGTAGGGTCAATAGCCACTCCGGATCCTCTCTTCGTTGATTTTGTGCTTACTCAGATATCGGTCGTAGAGGTCTTGGGGGGACATACCGGCGATAATGATGAGCTGCAGGAAGCTGAAGTTTAGCTCCTGGGCTGCCTTCTTCAACTGCTGCAAGTCAGTCTTACGCCGGGACTGTTTCCAGGGCTTGTTCTTCAACACGTACCCTAGCTTAGTCGCGAAAAGCTGGGTCCTCAGCAGAATCGAAGACGGAAGAGCATCGGTGCCCGTGGGGAAGAGAGCTTCAGCGTAGCTGAACAAGGCGTCCAGCAGGTCGACCGGAGCTCGCGTTCCGGGTGCGAACTGGAGGGACTCAGGCACCAGCTCGTCCGGGCCGATACCACACAGGATGAAGACCTCGACCAGGAAGTGGAAGGCATCTACGTACTCCGTCAGTACTAACTCGAGGTCGGCGCCCTCTATCGCAGCTTCGGCCGCTTCCCCCAACTCCTCAAGGAAAGCGTACAACGTCAGCTTGATCTGTGCCTGCACCTGTGGGTCGTCGAGGTCACAGGGGAGTGAGGCGTGAGGGAGGCCATTATTGAGGACCACAGGAGCGAACGAGTGGTAGAGTTTCTCCTGCTGTTCGAAGATTCGTTCCAGCCTCACTTGAAATGCTCCTCTCTGAACAGCATTGGCTGGTGCTCGCGCGAGGTTTGACCTGCGGGCTGTATCGCATCGACTATCAAGTCCATACTATCCCGAGTGTAATCGAAAGTGTGAACGAGGATCTTAGACGTCCCCTGAGCATGCGCAAGCACCAACTCAGAAATGAGCTGGTCGTAGTTTTTGATGATATCGGGCAGGTTCGCTAAGAGTTGCTGAGATTCGCTCTTCGCGATAACGGCCTCACGTATAACGTCGATTGGGGGGCGGCAGTAGATGAGAGTCGTCGGGATGCGATGCCAGGCAGTGTGCAGCGGGTGATACCTCGATATCAGCGCTCTGTTACGCAGTACCGGGCCATAGATAAGTTCACTGACCAACGGAAACCGGTCGAGAATGAGGCTGTCCCGCAGCGGAGACGTGAGCATCCTGAGCGCCCATGCCTTCATCTCCAGCTCGCCCTGCGTCACCCCCGGTGAGTGCAGCAGTGGCCGCCCGGTCTGAGAGGCAAGGTACGTGCCCAGGGTGCTCTTCCCTCCGCCATCTGGACCTTCGAGAATGACCAGCATTAGTTCCTCCTCACAGGACTATAACCCGAGGGGTGAAACTCTGTAAACGACTGTTCTTTCATGCACAGACCCCTATTTACCAGATCGCGAAACCCGACGTATTGTAGGAAAAGAATCTCAGTGGCGAGGAGCAAAGGTGAGAGATGACATCCTCCGATCCGTTCTCGAATCACAGCCAGGCGAATATGTCGCCGTCGCCGCTAAACATCGAGGCAGATGGTCGGACTATGTCACCGACTCTATCGATGATGCCATCCGATGGCTGAGGGAGAGGCCTAGGGGCTCCGACCTCTACTGGTGCCCGACGAAGTTCAACCGGCGGCGCAGGGTCAAAGAGGCCGCTGCTGGCACCCGCTTCCTGTGGGCTGACCTCGACAACCTCGACCCTGACGACCTCGACCCTTCCCCATCGATCCTATGGCAGTCATCACCAGGCAGATATCAGTGCCTCTGGAAGCTCGATAAGGAGCTGCCACCGGACCAAGCAGAGCGGCTCAATCGCAACCTCACATATCATGTAGGGGCCGACAAAAGTGGCTGGGATCTTACTCAGGTACTGAGAGTACCGGGGACACGGAACTACAAGTACCCCGGAGCACCGCGGGGGAAGCTCCTACATAATGACGAAAAGGTCATATCGTCTGACCTCGGTCTGCCCGAGCCGGAGGAATCGCGGCTCACAGGCCGCAGCTGGCGCGAGGCGCTCAGCAGGAACCTGACTAAGATTCCTCCCAAGACTCGCCGTCTGCTCACAGCGCCCACGGCGACCAAAGGCAAACGTTCAGATGTGCTCTGGCGACTGGTGCATGAGCTCACAGCTGCAGACGTCGACCCGGAGGATATAGAGATCTTACTACGCGGGTCGGTGTGGAACAAGTACAGAGGTCGTCGGGACGAGCTCAAACGGTTGCGTCTCGAGATCGCGGCCGCGCTCGAGAACCGCATCAAACGCATGGAGGTCGATGAAGACCCTCTAGCGGAGTCGTCTCGAGCCAGGGAAGTTGTGCGTCTACCACACTCTGTCCTCAGAGCACAGGTTGCCGGCAGCCACGCCTGGATGGTCAAGGACTGGTGGACTCGAGGTTCTCGAGGCATGATAGCCGGTGAACCCAAGAGCTTCAAAAGCTTCCTGGCACAGGATCTCGCGCTCTCTGTGGCCTCAGGCAAGCCTTTCCTTGACCGCTTCCCCGTGCTGACCCCGGGCCCCGTGCTGATGATTCAGGCAGAGAACGCCGAGTGGATCATCAACGACCGGTCGGAGAAGATCGAGCTCTCGAAGGGTCTCACGGGTCGCGTCGAGTTCCCGCACGTCGAGTTCCCGCCGGAACTGCCCATCGAATACATCAACAACCAAGTCCTCAACTTGCTTGACCCGGTGGACCGAGAGCTGATAGAGGAGCATATCGCGGAGGTCAAGCCGGTGCTCACCATCCTCGACCCGCTCTACCTGCTATTCTCTGGCGACGTGAACTCGGCACAAGAGCTCAACCCCGTCCTGACTTGGCTCATGGACGTCAACGTGCGCCACAAGACTAGCATCATCATAGTTCACCATATGGGGAAGGCGAAACAAGGCACGACACGGCGCGGGGGCCAGCGGATGCTGGGCTCGACAACGCTTCACGGGTGGACTGAGAGCGCCTGGTATATCGATGTGAAAACAGCAGAGGACGACCCAAGACCGTTACTTTCGATCGAGAGAGAGTTTCGCGCTGCGGGAGTTTTCCCACGGTACCATCTGCAACTCGAGGTGGGTGAGTGGGGAGATCCGACATACCGGGTCATCCACGAACCGAAGGTGGACCGCAACCAGAAGACCACAGTGAGACGGAACATAGTGGCGGAGATCCTCGAGTCTGAGGGCAGACCGATGCTGCCATATCAGATCTTCAAACACCCGATGAACGATACGCTACTGAGCAAACGCCAGGTGAACGCGGCGCTCGAGGAGGCTGTCAAAGCGGGACTAGTACGTCGGGTGGGCGACGCCTACGAGTGGATCGATAACTGAGAAAAAGCGGAGTATAGGGCCCGAACTAAGGTGAGAAAAGATAGTCTCGGGGCCTGAACTAGGGTAAGCAAAGGTTGTAGCAGAGCCTAAACTTAGGTAAGCAAAGATAGTCTCGGAGCCTGAACTAAGGTAAGCAAAGATCGTTTAGAGAGCTAAACTAAGGTAAGCAAAAATAGTCGCGGGGGCGCGAAACAAGTGCGAAACAAGCGCGAACTGATAACGGTTCTGGATTTCGCGCTGCGCGAAATGGAGTGCGAAACCACAGGAGGGCGGAAGAAGCGAGAAACCCCGTGCTCGACGGGATTTCGCGCTATTTCGCGCTTATTTCGCGTGGATTTCGCAGGAGCGCGAAATAGCGCGAAATCCTGCGAAATCCAGACGCGAACCGATAATGGATCTGGATTTCGCGCAGCGCGAAATCAGCGCGAAATCACAGGGGGGCAAAAGGCGCAAGAAACCCGTGCTAGCCGGGATTTCGCAGGATTTCGCGCCCCGCGAAATGGGGTGCGAAACCACAGGGGGGGCGACTCTCCCAACCGGGACGTTCGTGGATTTCGCGTCCCCCCCACACATATACCTTAGGTATATGTGGGGGGCGCGAAATGCACGAACCCCGGGGAGTTGGGACGCGAAATCCAGACGCGAAACAACCCGATATGGGAGGTGGCCGGGGTGGCGGGAGGAGGCGTGGGTGTGGAGTGGAGGAGAATGGACCTGACAAGGTTAGGGCCGTGGTGGTAGGATGTGAAGGTGGAGGAAGAATGGTGGGGGCTCTACCTCTTCGAACAACCCGAGGATGGAGGATGATTGAGATGGTGAAGATCAATCACGAACAGGTAGCGAAGGTTAGAGAAGCGCTGGGGAAGGAAGGGATGCTTGAGAAGTTGGACAACGTCGGGGATCGGTGCCAAACTCTGTTAGAGCGGGGCAGCCGTCGAGGGAACCTGTGGCTGATCGATTTTGCGCAGCGGAAGTACCAGCAGGCCAAGGCCTATGCCAACGTGCTTAGCAATCAGCTGTACGAAGACGGTCCGGCCCTGTGATCTGCGAGAGAACGGCCGAGGCTCTAGGACGCTCTACAAGGGCTTCCAAAGGGGTACCCCGGAGTATACCCTTGGGGGTGGGGGCTGGAAGGCCTTCTAGGGCCCTCTCAGGCTCTTCTGGGAGGGGTCAGACGTATCCCCGAGGGGCACTTTCGGGGTATCGGGTGTAAAAGCGCCCTAATTGTCAGAGAAATCAGGCGAGGTTCAACTGTTTTACAACCTATAGCAAGGGTGGTATAATCGGGGTATCATGCCACGTTTGGCCTCTTCGATTTATCGACGAGTGGGCTGCCCGTGGTGTGGATCTCTCAACACGCGACCTAAGCGTAAGTTCTTCTTGCGCCATCCGGAGATAGGTCAGTGGATAAAGCGGTCATACCGTTGTCAAAGCTGCGGACAACGCTTCGAGACGGCAGAAGTTCACCTTGGAGTGGACGGCACCGTCGACACCGAGGCGGCGATATAGCCCTATCGGTTGGTGAAGCTCTGCGGTCCCGGGTCTACAGGATTGGCCCTGTGTTCCACTCCCACAACCCGTCTTCTCCGGACAAGAGGAAGTTTGACGACCGTAACACCTACGTTATCCGCATCCGTGGCCGGGAGTATCGCTGGGAGCTTGTCGAGCGATGGCTGATGGACGTCTATCGCAGAGACCCCGATGCCTGGGCTCTTCAGGACTACCTGTGGGCGAAGGAACCGACTCGCGTGCAGTTCCTAATCGCTAGGCCGCACTTGATGCAGCTCTGGAACTATCTCAATGGCAACTCAGGATAACAACGATATCTACGTCGAGTTCGACGAGGAGCGGGTTCAGCGCATCCGTCAGAGAAAGCGCAAACCGCGCAAGACGGATCGTCGGGTCCCTCCTGAGAAACGCGGTGGGGCGAAGAGGAAGAATGTCCTGCTTACCAAGGATCAACTGCACGAGTTAGAGAAACTTGCAGCCTACCTTCCTCTCGAGCAGATCGCCGATTACCTGGGGATCCATGAGCGTACCTTACGTGAGCGGATGTTCTTGTCAGAAGAGGTCCGCGCCGCGTATGAGAGAGGGAGAGCCCGTGCCATCGGTGCTGTGGCGCAGTCTTTACTCTCCAAAGCAAGGCAGGGAGACTTCCGTGCGCAGAAATTCTACCTGCAGACACAGGCCAGGTGGACTACTAAGCACGAAGTGAAAGTTACCAAGGATATCGACGAACTTTCTGACGAAGAACTGCTAAAGATTGCTACAGGCCAGGATAACTAGGCAGGAGGCAGCTGCCGAGCTGCTCCGTAGGCGTCGCTTGCGTCGCGCCCGTGAGCTTCCTCTTGGGGAGTTCATCGCTCACTCTGAGGGCTTAGAGAACCCGTACCACCTCGCGCCCTTCCTTTCGTTGTTCGATAGGGCCGAGCGCGGGGAGGAGATAAGGGCGCTCATCTCCGTCCCGCCTCAGCACGGGAAGTCGCTCGCAGCGCTGCATGGTCTTATTCGACACCTCCTCAGAAACCCGAGGAAGCGTAACGCTTACGTCTCTTATGCTCAGTCGTTCACTGATAATCAGAGTCGTATCGCTGAACGTTACGCCGCACCTCACAACCTCAACCTTGTTCGAGCAGCAGTCAGTTCCTGGATAACACCCGAGGGTGGGGGGATCCATTGGACGTCCCGTGGTGGCGGGTTCACCGGTTATGGGGTCGATGGGATCCTGCTTGTGGACGACCTGCTGAAGGACCGTGAAGAGGCCAACTCACAAATCATTCGCGACAAGGCGTTCGACTGGCTCTCTTCTGTGGCCTTCACTCGAGTCCACCCCGGTGCTTCAATCATTATCATCGGTACCCGCTGGCATCTTGACGACCATATCGGACGTCTGGCGAAGCAGGGCGGATGGGAGATAATCGAGCTCCCCGCAATCAACGACAAGGGTGAGGCTTTGTGGCCTGAGCATCGTCCCCTGGAGTGGCTAGAGCAGCAGCGGTCTCACCTCTTGCCGCAGGACTGGTCTGCCTTGTATATGTGCCGGCCCGTCGCTAAGGGTGACTATGTCTTCGGACCGAGCACTTACTACACAGAACTCCCTAGCGGGCCATACCGCGAGGCTCACGGCTTCGACGCGGCCTACACCCGCAAGACGTCGGCCGACTTCTCTGTCACGCTCTCCGGGCGGCTCTACACCACGCCCGAGGGCTCGCGTCTCTACCTCACCGATATGCTCCGCGACCAGCAAGAGCCCGGCCACTACATCAACATGATGAAGGCTCGCGGGATCGACCGCGTCGCTTGGTTCCGCTCCTCGACGGAGACTGGTCTAGAGCTCTTGCTCAAGCGAGAGGGCATCCGGGTCGATGCCTTCCCCGCGACTACCGATAAGCTCTCTCGCGCTGTGGATGCTGCCACCGCCTGGAATCGTGGCGAGATCCTTATCCCTCGCAACGCTCCTTGGGCCCCGGTGCTCGAGTCTGAGCTCTCGAGTTTCACTGGGCATGAGGACGCTCACGACGATATCGTGGACGCTCTCGCTGCTCTTCATCGCGCCCTGTATCATCGTGCTAAGCCTCCCACCGACCGAGCTCGCGCTGCGGTGCAGATGATTGCTTGAGGGAACGACATTGATAAACCTCGAGACAGAGTGGATACGGGAGCAGCTGCGTAACGTTGAGAAGCGGGTCGCCCTTGCTGCGACGCTCCTCGACTGGGCGGATGGTAAGCAGGTCCTTGAAGAGACGGAGTTGGCCCCAAGGGTCAACGAACCCGCTCGCAAGGTGTGGGAGAGGCTGATTCGGCAGGTTCAGTCGATGGGCCCCCGTATCATCAAACACAAGATTACCAGCGCCATCGGTTCAGTCAACTGGGGCGGGAAGAACCCGGGGAACATCGATAGTCGACTCGAGGAGATCGACCTCGAGATGATGGCTAGGGATGCTCTCAAGAGCCTCTGTGCTGTCGGTATCGCGGGAGTATGGGCATACCAGCCAGAGTTTGGGCAGCCTCGACTGCAGAAACTGGGGGGTTACCTCGAACCGCTGTACCATGAGGACGACGCTGGTGGGGCCCCCGTCGCTTGGTTCCAGGCTCTCAGCGAAGCGAGTGGTAATCGGTATCGTTTGAGAATCTATGAGCCATACCCGGATAATCCCAGGTATGGTACTATCTGGGAATGGCGTAATCAGCGGAGTCCGTCCACCATCGGTCACCGTCCCACTCGCGAGTTCCTTGACCAGATGATGCCGCGGTTTGCCATCTTCGACAGAGACCAGGCTGGGCTCCCTATCGGCGAGCTTCAGACTGCTCTGCCGCTCTTGAAGGCTGAAGTTGCTCAGCAGCTCCGCGAGCTTCGTGCGAGTGACGCCAATGCCTCCCCACTGAAGTGGATGAAGGGTGATTGGGACGTGCCGGCAGAAGGTGTGGGCCCGGAGACTCTTCTGGTGGCGAACAGCATGGAAGCAGAGATAGGTAGGCTTGAGCCACCCAACCTCGAGGGCCTCTTCAGCCTGCACGACCGGCTCTACGAGCGGATTCGTGGTGACCTTCAGCTTCCTATCTCCTCGATCACCACAGGAACGTTCCCTTCTGGGGAGGCTCTCGATCAAGCGAACGCCACTGCTGTGGCCAATGCAACGACTTACGCTTCGCTCATCAGCAAGCTGCTTAGCGATGGAGTGAGGGACCTAGCTGAGCTGATTGGTCTGGACCCTGAGGAGGCTCCTAGGGTCTCTGTGACCATCAATCGTGAGCCCCTTAGACGGATCATCTCCGAGCAGGCGCGCGCCGATTATCAGGCCGGTCTCATCCCCTTCCGGGCAGCCGTGCTCGCTCTTCAGCCCTACTACCCGCACATGAGCGATGCGGAGCTGGAGGAGTGGATCTCTGGGCAGGAGCGGCGCGTGAGTGTCAATGACCTCAACGCGCTCATCAGCGGTGGCGAGGAGTAGTCCGTGGCGAGGGGTGAACTTCCAGCCCTCGGCCGTGCGCTCGATAAGGTGCTGCCTCGGGTGCGTCGGGATGTCGAGAGGAGAGTACTCGAGAGGCTTATCGAGGCAGGGTATACGTTGCTAGTTCAACGTATACTGGTCCAGGTTTTCGCTGGTGCTTATCTGACTGGTAAGCAAACTGGCTGGATAGTACATGGAACGATCCTGGGTGCGCCTGACTCGCTCAACGCTCGCGCGGTCCGTGAGTGGCGAGATGCAGCGATGGCGCACGGTGACCTGATAGCCAACCGCTTTGAGCGAATCCTCGAAGCCGAACCTACGGTAGCTGAGCTCCGGCAGCATGTTTTGAAAGCCGGAGAACAGTCCGTATGGCAGGGGCAAGACGATGCTGCCCGGGAAGTGGCCACACTCGCCGAAGCTGAGTGGAAGGAGTGGGTAAGAGCATGGCCTAGAACCGAACATCGAGATTGGCATGACGCGCTTGAGGGAGTCGTCATCCCAGAGGAGCACTTCTTCACCCTCCCTGGGGGCAAGAACGCCGGTGCCCAAGTGTACGGACCCCGGGACTGGGAGCGGGTGACTGACCCCGGCGAGTGGATCAACTGTGGCCATGCCCTGGCCTACCATAGAGACGTAACTCAGGCCGATCTCGAACAAACGGTTCAGGGCTTAGGAACGGTCTACCGCCCACCCACCCGCTCTAGGGTGTGGGCCTCACCATAGTAACAACGTACCGCGAACTGCCGCGGTATAGTAAGTAGCAGGAGGTAGTATCATGGTTGAGGAGAATAAGGACCTGCCCGACCCGCAGGAGACACAGCCCAGCCCCTCACAGGGCATGGGTGGCGGGGATCAGCCATCGCAGAAGCCGCCTAAGATGTTCACTCAGGATGAGGTGAACGCGATGGTTGCTAAACGCCTTGCCAAGCAGAGGGAGTCCATCCGCAAGGAGATCATGGACGAACTCCGCGCCGAGGCGGAGAAGGCAACGCTCGATGCTGTGGAGCGAGCTAAGCTCGAGGTAGAGGAGTGGAAGGCCAAGGCCGAAGCGGCTGAAGCTGCCCGCATACAAGCCGAGCTGAAAGCCGTCCTTGCCCCCAGGGTAACGGACGTCAACTACGCCCTCTTCCAGATCGAGCGGGCAAGGGACAAGTACGTTGCTGAGGACGGCTCTGTGAATGTGGACGCTCTGCTCGCCGACTTCCCTGTGCTAGCTCCGAAGCAGAACGGTACTCCACCCGCGACCGGTGCTGGCGGTAGTCTGCGCTCGACGCAAACAACTATCGCCGAACTGGAAGAGCTGCTCAGCAAGGCACGCACTCGTAGTGAGCGTGTCGCTATCCAGACGCGACTCAACGAGCTACGCAAGAGGGGATAACAACAGATGGCTCACACTAACACCACCACCTACGACCTTCCCAACTTCATCGGGGAGCTGTTCGAGAAGGGCCAGCGCCCGAACGCATTCCTCCAGATGATTGGGGGGATCAACTCCTACCGGCCGATCAAGTCGACCGAGTTCTCGGTGGGTCAGCAGTTCGAGATTCCGGACCACAGGGCGTCCAGGGCTCGCCTTGAGGGCGCCGACGCTCCGGACCACAACGGCGTCGTGCGTTCGCAGATGACCAACGTGACCCAGATTGTTCAGGAGTCCGTGGTCGTTTCCTACACCAAGGAGGGTGCTTCCCAGCAGTTGTCTGGGGTGAACCTGGGTGGTGCTATCGACCCGGTCCAGTCGGAGCTCGACTTTCAGACGGGAGTCAAGCTCGAGTTCATCGCGCGTAACCTCAACTGGTCGTTCCTCAATCAGACCTACCAGAAGCCCGTCGACAACACCACGCCTCGGCGCACTCGTGGACTGCTGCCGGCCATCACTACCAACGTCGTTGACAACGGCGGGACTCCTCGTCCGCTCTCGCTTGAGCTGTTCGACGACGTGATGGCGATGATGGTTGACTCGGGCGCTATCGCGGACGGCGAGAACGTTATCGCGCTGGCTAACACGGCGCAGCTCCGGAAGCTCAACGAGCTCTTCCGGACCGAGAAGATCAAGGTCGACTCGGAGCGCTTCATCGGGGGTATCCGCGTCCGGACGGTCTACACCACCTTCGGCGTGCTCAACTTCGCTCTCGAGCACGATATGCCGCAGGACCAGATCGCTCTCGTCAACTTCGATGCCATCGGGCTGGTGGCCACGGAGATTCCGGGCAAGGGCGTGCTTTTCCGTGAGGAGCTCGCCAGGACCGGGGCAAGCTACAAGTATCAGATCTACGGGGAGTTGGGTCTGGACCACGGCCCTGAGTGGCTGCACGGCAAGATCACCGACCTCGAGACGACCTGATGGCTAAGGTCATCTCCCTGAACTACAACATGGGAGTGTTTCGGGGGCAGGCTTTTCGCGAGGAGAGGGTGGACGGCGTGTTCCGGGGGGTGGCTGAAGTCGACGACGAGGAAGCGCTGGTCTGGTTCCGCGCCCGACCAGACGCTTTCCGTATCGAGGATGAGCCCGAGGACGACTTCGAAGACGAGGAGGAAGCGGAAAAGCCCATCCCCAGAAGGCGACGCCGGAGGTAAGCGATGGCGCGGACCTACGACCCCGGGACCCTAGCAACGCCCAACGTATCCAGCGAAGCATGGGCTCTGAATTGGGTCCGCGCTACGCTCAGGGACGTCCCCAACGACGCCGGGGTGTACCCGGAGGGCAGCTACAGCGACGAGGA